TGCCACCGCGGGTCAGCACGTCGCCCGCCCGAGCCGCCGCGCCCTGGTTGATCATGGCGATGATGTTGTTCGTGCTCTGCTGGCCAAGCTGCGAGATGTCTCCGGTCGCCGCCTGCCCGCGCCCGCTGATCGAGCCATATTGCGCAAGCTGGCGCTCGATCGCCGCAGCCAGCGTGTCGCGGCCGAAGTCGAGCGTTGCGCCGACCATGTTGCCGCCGCGCAGACCGCCGGTCGCCGATGCCGTCTGCGTAAGCGCCTCGAGGCCGTTGCTGAACAGGCTCTGGTAGAAGGGCGAATTGCGCAGCGCGTCGATGGCCGTCGCCTGTACCCCGCTGCCGTTGAGGCCGACGAGATTGCCCTGAAGGTCAAGCGCCTGGGTGCCGGCCTCCAGATAGGGGGCATAGTCCGCCCTGGAGATGTCGAACTGGCGCCGCTGCTCGGCGATCGCGTCCTGCGCGGCCCGGTACTGGAGATCGCCCGCCTGCTTCGATGCCTTGGCGGCGCTGTTGCCGCCGATGAGGCTGCCGATCAGGCCGAGCCCGGCACCAAGAAATCCGAAAAGGCTCACGAGCGCATCCCGCCTGCTACAGTCGCGGGGAGTATAGGCGACCGCGCGCGCGGCTTCCCTTGCGCCTTGTTAGGTGCCGATGATGCCGTGGCCGGCAGTGCCGTGAAGGTCGTCGATAAGGGCCTTCATGCGCTCGGCGAGCTGCGGGAGGGTCACGGTCGCCGTGTCGAACGTGGTGCGGGTGGCGGTTCCCGTTGCAGTCGCCCAGCCCGTCTTGCGTGCGCCGAGCACCTGGACGCTGTTGATCCTCACCACGATGCCGCTGGCGATGTCGATGCGGTTGCTCGCCGTGTCGATGAAGAACTTGCGCGTGCCGCCCTTGGTGAAGTCGAAGCCGTCGTCGGTGTTGTCGAACGTGATCGCGCCCCCGGCGAACGGCTTGCCGATCCGCATCCTGACCGTGTTGGCGCTGTCGCGCAGGATGAGATAGCCCAGCGCGTTGACGCCCGACGTGTCGCTGTCGACCATCGCGATCTCGGGAGACGTGGCGCTGATCCGGATGCTGCCGGTGAAGGTCTGCAGCGCCGACCAGGTGTTGCCGCCATCGAGCAGAGCGACGGTAGTCCCTGAGGTGCCCGTGTTGCGTGTGGCCGCCGTGCCGAGCCCGAGCGTGGCGCGTCCAGCGGTCGCATCGGCATCATCGAGCAAGGACAGGCCGAATGCCGTAGCCTGACTGTCGTCGAGCTTGGCGTCGAGCGCCGCCTGTAGCCCGGTCACGTCGGCGATGATGTGGGTGTGCGAGGCAGCCGCCGCGCCGATCACCGTCCGGGCCGCCGCCGCATCCGCTGCAGCCGTGAGCGTCCGTCCGAACGCGCTGATCACATCCGCGTCGATTGTCCACGTCGCGCCGTCGCCGGTGACCGTGATGTCGCCCTTGTCGCCCTCCAGAACCCCGACCGTCATCGCCTGCACCTCGGCGATGGTGGCCAGTGTGCCGGTGCGGGGCAGCAGCAGGGTCGTGTCATCGGTCACGATAAACCGAACCGACTTGCCCCCGTCGATCAGGGGAACGGCCCCGGTGAGCGAGACGGTGACCGCACCGTCCGCAGCCGCGACGTTGACCCCCGTTCCTGCCCGGATGATGCTGCCGGCGCCGAACGCATCGCTGGCGCTGGTCAGCAGCACCGGGGCCGCAGCCACCGCCGCATTCGCCGCGACGATCGCCTGCGCCTGCGCGACCGTCGTCTCCAGCAGCGCGAACATCTGCTCGAATGCGGAGATGAGGCGAGGATCCTTGAACACCTCCGCCAGCAGCGCGCGGTCAAGGCGTGGTGCAACACTCATTTGCCGAGCGGGTCGATGCGGGCCTCGAGCCGAGCGAAGCCGGGAAGCGCCGTGTCGAAGCCGCGAAACCGGAAGCCCATGTAGTTCGCGAACTTCGTCTTGGGACGCCACTGGAGCCGCTTGGAGCGCTCGCCGGGCCGCCCCATGCCGATCGACCGCTCAACGCTCCACGAACTGCCGTCGCGCGTCATCGACATGAACGCGGAGGTGGCCGAACCGCTCGCCCGGCCCGGCAGCCCGACAAGCTCCAGCGACCGGATGATGCCGCCGCGGCCCTCGTTATAGGCGTAGGCGGTCTGGAACTCCCACGCGCTTGTCTCGCCGAAATGCCCTGACACGCTTTCGCTCAGGTAGCCGATGGCCGCGCTGCCGACGTCGCCGACCAAGTAGCGCGAACCGACCAGCACGGCGTTGCGGGGCCGGTACGCGCCGCCATAGCCGCTCTGCGCCCTGTACCAGAGCGGCGCCTGCGCCGCGGTCGTGGCATTGGCGAGGAACACGTGCGTCTCGCGCTCCAGGTGAAGCAGAAGACGCTGCTCGTCGCGATAGGTGCGCGTCTCCAGGACGATTCCGCTCGGGTCGGCCTCTCTGGCAAGCGCGTCCTCCACGGCGCGGTCGCTGATGCGGGTCGGCAGAGCGCCGCGCCCGGCAAGGAACACGCCAAGAGACTGGTTGCGCGCCGAGCCGACAAACGCATACCCGTCCCCGAACAGCGACTTGGCCGACGCGCCGACGCAGCCATAGGGGATCGTCGCGCCGGGGATGGTCTGGAACGGGAAGCCGGCCCCGCCGACGTTGCGGAACGGCTGGATCGTGTGGCGGCCGAGGACGTGTGCTTCCCGGCCGATCTTGATCAGGCCGGTGATCGGGTCCGGATCCTCTTCCGCCGACCCGTACTTTAGCGGCTTCACCTCCAGCGGGTTGGTCAGTTCGGTGACGACGACGCTCGTTCCGTCCGTCGTCATGGTGTAGCCGTCGACCCAGAGCGCGTCGAGCACCAGCCCGAGGTCGGTGTCGGTCACCTGCACCAGCGAGGCGAGGTCATAGTAGAACAGCGCCGTACCGCTGCGGATGATGAGCCGGTCGAAGCTGTAGTCGAAGCTCACCTGCCCCGTGCCGCCGACGTCGCCGATGACGGTGTGGCTGCCGTCGTCCGCCATCTGCACCAGCTTCGTGCCCATCACCCGGAAGTGACGGTCGCGCCAGTAGATGCCGCCGCGGTCGATGCCGGGGCCGGTGCCGAGCGAGACGGCGCCGATCGCCGCGCGAAGCTGGCCGCGGGACAGGTTGGTGTCGATCGGGACCGGCTCGAGGTTCAGCGGCGCGACCCGCACGAACTCGGCCTGTTCGCTGCCGCGCACGCCCGACAGGAGCGGAATGGCGACCACGGTCTAGGCCTCCGCCTCGGGGGTCTCCACGATGAAGATGCTGCGCCCGCGGGCGCCACTGCCCCGCGGCGTTCCGGGCGCGATGTAGGCGGTCGGGATGGTGACCGGCAGCGCCTGGGCCTTGGCCAGCGCCGCTGCCTTCAGTTGCCACGGCGTCAGGGTCGCGCCCATCACGCCCGAGAGCCGGATCGCGAGCTCGTAGCCGACCGCGGTGAAGGCGCTGTCCGGCAGGCCGCTCGAATCCTCCGCCGAACCCTGCCCGTAGGTCGGGAAGTCGAAGTCGAGCGACGACCACGGCTCCTCCGCCATCAACATGTTGAGGCGCCGGAGCGCGGCGCTCACCTCTTCGGGGGTGCGCTCGAACTCGTAGCCGGCGCTCCCGCACTCCTCGAACGCGAACTCGATGAGGTCTCGCTTGGGCCGGCCGCCGGGATCAAGAGGGATTACGGTCATTGCGCGGCCCCTTGCGTTTCACGCCGGGCAGGCTTCCGCCCTTTCGGCCGTCGCCGTCATGGTCGAGAGGATCGGGAGCCGGGTGGCGTTTCCAGCCCTGCGACAGGGCCTCCCGTTCCTCCTGCTCGTCATCCACGACGAGAGTGTCGACATCATGCGCGTTCCAGACGCGCAACGAAGTACCGGGCCGGAAGAGCATCCTGGGAAAAGGCACATACTCCACCGGCCCGGCGCCCCGCTCTCCGCTCAGTCGAGCGCGGAGATGTTGGTCGTGTCGTTCGTGTAGCCGGGCCCGCCGCCCGGCAGCTCGTTCGACTTGAGGCCGAGCCGCGTCATCATGGCCCGGACGTAGTCGGTCCGGTTCTGGCCGTTCCGCTCCAGGGCGAGCAGGCCGTAGACCTTCTCTTCCGGGATCGGGGCGCCGTTCTTCGGGCCGTCCTTGCTGATGGCGGCGGTGAACTCGTCCACGCCGAGACCCAGCATGTGCTCATACTGCATGATCTCGTCATGGCCGTGCCACTGGCGGGCGGGCGGCTCGCCCGGAAGCTGGCCATCGGTCGCGTAGTTGTACGCATCCTTGGCGTTCTCCTTGATCGCCTCAGTGACGCCCTCGTTGCGGGCCTTCTCGACCTGTGCCGTGCTCGGCGCGGCGAGGCCGGTGTTTTCCGCCCCCGCCTTTGCCGTCTCGGCGGCCTGCTTCGCCTGATCCTTCGCCAGGCTGCTCTTCGACTTGTCCGTCATCTCATTCACTCCTGGCTGAGGGTTACGCCTGACCGAACATCTGGACGCCGGCCATCTGCGGGTTGGTCAGCGACGTGCCGAAATCGAGCTCCCAGCGCACCTTGACGCTGAGATCGTTGATCTCGCCCTGGCGCGTGTAGGTGAGCCCGATTCCGAGGTCGGTGCGCGCCCGCATGACCTGCCAGCCGTCCTCCGGGTCCACGGCGTAGGAGCCGGGCACCAGAAGGACCGCGCCCTTCATGAAGAAGGGGTTGAGCTCGGCCGTGGTGGTGTTGAGCCAGGTCAGCGGCGCGTTGTCCGCCGGGGTGGCGGTCACGTTCTGAAGCTCCTTGCCGGCGCGGGTGTTGCCGCCGTTCGAGATGATCGCCGGGGCGATGCGGATGGTGTTGGCCGCCGGCTTGCTGATCACTCGGAAGGTCTGAAGCTGGCCGGTGTCCTCCTTCGTGATCGCGTGGACGCTGTTCACGCCCGCGATCGTGAAGGCATCGCCGGCCTTGATGTTGGCATAGGTGCCGCCATCGACCACCAGATCGCTGTAGCGGTTGTCGACGTTCTCGACCTCGCCCGTGGCGGCCGTGCTGGTCGCGGCGGGCTCACGATACTGGTCCGCGCCGTTGACGAGGATGGCGCCGCCGGTCGCCGCGGTGAGGCGGATGGTCAGGTCGTTCTTCAGGACGTCGAAGCCCGCGATGTCGCTGTTGATGCGGGCATTGGCGTAAGCGTCCCGGTCGCGGCTGTTGTCCGTCGCGCGGCTGGCGAGGTTGCCGGCCATCGCGTTGGCGACACGCGGCGAGGCAAGATAGACACGCTCGCCCATCGGCACGCCGACCTCCGAGAAGGCGGCGTCGGCGAGCGCGATGTCGTCGAAGCCGCTTGGGGTGCCGGTGCGCTTGCTGAACACGCTGCCCTGGAGGGCGACGGTGTTGAAGAT